TTATTACCAAGGTAAAACTCAAGATGCGAATGATGCGCTTGACAATACTATGTTTAATGAGACTCGCGGAGACAATCGTTATGTCAAGTATGATCCAGAAAGATCCACTAAAGTAACTTTTGGAAAACGATAGGAGTTTAACCAATGGCGAATAAAGACGCTGCATTTGGACTAAAGCCTGTTAAAATGATGGGAGGCGCCCCTTATAGCGGTGGCCAATCTCGTTATCGCATAGCCAGTAACTATGGCACCAAAATCTTCCAAGGCGACACTGTAAAGCAGGTAACCGGAGGAACTATTGAAAGAGTTGGCGCAAGCTCAACTGTGCCAATAGTTGGTGTTTTTAATGGTGTGCAATATACGGACCCCACCACAGGCGAACAGGTATACAAAAACTATTACCCAGCAAGCATCGTTGCTTCTGACATCATCGCTTTTATTATCGATGATCCCAGCGTGGTTTTTGAGATACAGGGTAACGCTGCATTTCCAGTGGCCGACCTCTTCGGCAACTTCGATGTAGTAGACCAATCAACTACAGGTGACACCAGCTCAGGCAGATCCAATATGGAAATTGCCGTATCAACTGGTGCTACTACAAACACTCTTCCGCTCAAGGCAATCGATATTTCGGAAGATCCCAACAACAATGACGTTAGCGCGACCAACACCAATGTTTATGTGGTTATTCAAAACCACATCATGGGTCAAGGTTCTGCTGGCCTAGCGTAAGGAGATAACCAATGGCGATTTCAAGATCGGCACTAGCTAAAGAGCTAGAACCCGGATTAAATGCGTTGTTTGGTCTTTCCTATGACCAGTATGACGCTGAGTACGCGGCTATTTTCAGTCAAGAAACTTCAGATCGAGCTTTCGAGGAAGAAGTTTTGATAACTGGATTTGGTGGCGCACCAACTAAAACTGAAGGCGCTGGCGTGTCTTTTGACAACGCTTCAGAGTCTTTCAGCGCTCGATACACTCATGAAACGGTAGCGTTGGCATTCGCGTTAACGGAAGAGGCGCAAGAAGATAATCTTTATGACTCTCTCGGTAAGCGATACACCAAAGCGCTCGCTAGATCCATGGCGAACACCAAAGAAGTGAAAGGTGCTAATGTATTGAACAATGCATTCTCATCAAGCTTCACTGGTGGTGATGGCGTTTCCTTGATCAACACAGCGCACCCCCTTGCAGGTGGCGGGACCGCAGCGAACCGCGCAACGACGATGTCCGACCTAAACGAGGTTTCACTCGAAGAC